GCCATACGCAAGATTGACACACGCAATGTGGATTGAGTCCTCCACATTTGCGTTAATAATGACTTAGTAACATGAACAATAACAACAAATTTAATGTATCAATAAACGAGGAAAGTTTAGAGTCCCAATATCAGAATGTCCACTTCAGTGATCAGACACCTCAATGGGACTACACAGTGGACAGTATGCCAGATTCAACTTTCAACATTGCCGACACGGATGACGCAGATCTTGGGAATTTCTTTTCCCGTCCTGTGAAAATTCAGTCGTACACTTGGGCAACGGGTACGAACTTGTTTGAGAAGTTCAATCCCTGGCAAGATTTCTTTGAAAACTCCAGGGTATTGAATCGTATCACAAATTTCAACCTTTTGCGTTGTAAATTGAAGGTGAGGATTGTGCTGAATGGTAATGGATTTCACTATGGGCGAGCAATCGCTTCATATATTCCACTACAAAATTGGGATATTTTCACGAAGGATCGCTCTTTCTTTATCCAAGATGTTGTAGCTGCCAGTCAGCGTCCACATGTATATTTGGACCCCACAACCAGTCAAGGTGGGACCCTTACTCTTCCATTCTTTTGGTATGAGAACGCTTTGCGTATCCCGGATCAAGAGTGGAGAGACATGGGTGAAATCATTATTCATGGTATGAACAATTTGAAGCATGCCAACGGAGCATCTGATCAAGTGATTGTTTCCGTTTTTGCGTGGGCAGAGGAAGTTTCTCTTTCCATTCCTACGGCAAATGAACCAGGTGCTCTATCGCCGCAGATGAGAGAAGTTTTCACACCCCAATTTAAAGATGAATATGGGTCGGGTCCAATATCGCGCCCAGCGGGCATAGTTGCCAAAACTGCAGGCGCTCTTAGTAATATACCTAGTATAGGTATGTATGCGCGAGCCACAGAGATGGCCGCAAATGAAGTAAAAGATATTGCTTCGATGTTTGGTTATTCAAGACCAGTAGAACTTGCGGACATACAACCGTATAAACCGACGGTGTTAGGTAACATGGCTAACACCAATGTGCCTGACACGTCAAACAAGTTAACCTTGGATGCCAAACAGGAGCTCACCGTCGATCCGCGTGTGATGGGTCTCGGTTCAACTGATGAAATGACAATTAAATCAATTGCGCAACGCGAGTCCTTTCTCACGCAGTTCGGATGGGCTGTAGCAGACTCTGCTGAGACACTATTGTGGAATACCGAAGTTTCACCTGTGTTGTGGAATGAGCTAAATTTAACAAGCGAAGAGCTCCACATGCCCGCTTGTTGTTTCGCTGCTCTTCCATTTCGAAGATGGAGGGGAACAATGAATTTTCGATTTCAGATAGTCGCGTCGTCCTTTCACAAAGGACGTCTCAAGATAACCTACGATCCTTCATATCCTCTCACAAACGAATATAACACAAATTACACGTATATTATTGATCTTGCAAAAGAACGAGACTTTACCGTTGCTGTCGGTTGGGGTCATGAGAAGAGTCTGATCAATCACCGCAATCCTATACAAGATGCTATACCGTATAGTACTTCTGCTCTTGGAGCAGATCCGGGTAGCAATGCGAATGGGATCTTGTCTGTGCATGTGGTGAACGATTTAACTGTTCCCAATTCCACGACCAACAACGACATTGAAGTCAACGTATTTGTGTCCGCCGATGATGATTTTGAGGTATTCGATCCCGATTCTCGGAATATCGAAGACTTGGTCTGGTTTCAACCTCAGATGGGAGAAGTTTTCATCCCTCAGATGGCTGAAGTCGGAGGTCAATCGATGAATCAACCTGATGCAGATCTCACGAAGCGTGAAGATGAACCGATGAAACAAGTACCGTCACAGATGTTGGCGTCGAAGTTGTCCGACCAAGATCACACTTCATGTGTGTATTATGGTGATCCAATAACATCATTTCGCCAATGTTTGAAACGGTATAACTATCACTCGGCAGTGTCGTCCGATGGTGCAATTTCGACTACAACGATGATAAATTTGCGTAATAGCAATTTTCCATATTATCGAGGTTATGCACCGGGGGCTGTACACGAGACAATAGTACCCGCTCCAGCAACGCCTTACAATTACTGTAAAATGACATTGTTGAATTACATCACCCCTGCCTTTACCGGTAGGAGAGGTGGTCTGCGGTGGAAATATTTCCGGACAGGCGGTAACACAGAGGAAACATCTTTGATGATGGTTGCTCGAGATGCATCGTCCGTGGGTGGTTATGATCAGCAGGAAACTCCGATGATCACACAACTTAGTGGGACTCGATCTGATCGCGTGCGACAAAATGTAATGCTCATTCCCCATACGTGGGACGGTGCTTATGTTACCAGCACTTTACACAATCCAGTTGTTGAGGCTGAAATACCCTTTCATGCGAATGTTCGTTTTGCGCCTGCTAAGCAGGGGGATGTGACGAGCACCGCAGGGGGGTTCAGACAATATCACTGGATGTCAACTATCTGGGAGGCGTCTGCCAGTGATGCGGCAGCAATTCATTGTTTCGTCTCCGTCGGTGAAGATTTCAATCTCGGTTTCTTCACTGGAGCGCCTGTGGCATGGCGAGTGCCTCAGGAGTCTGAGCCTGCATCTTCATAGATGTGGGACTCACGGGGACAGACACCCCGTTACAGAAAATGTGGAGTTTTACGATTCTCCAGCAGGAAAAACAAAA